TACACCAGAACTTATTGATCTGAACCAGCCCGTTGCTCCCACCCATAGGGTCGTCGGGGTTGTGCTGGTCGGGGCGGCACCGTGACTCACGGTAGATGACGTAGGACAACTTGGGGAGTTCTTCCTCAGGCCACCCCACCTCACGGGCAAGGTCCATCCACTGGTCACAGCGCCAGTCTGGGCTGCTCTGGCGGTACGGGTCTAGGCGACGGGGAGGAAGTGGCTCACGACGCTCGTCGGCGTACACCACCTCGGGCTGGATGGAGTAGATGTTGACCGAGCGCACTGGGGTGGGCGGTGGGTCTGCTGGGAGTTCCCAGTTGTGCGGGGGCACAAACTGCTCAGGGATTCCCACGCTGGCCCCTGTCTGGGCCGTGGAAAGGGTAATAACGGCAACAGCCGCAAGGATAAGGGAAAGAAGACGGCGCATTGGGGTACCTCCTCGCTCGTGTCTCCAGAGGGGGAGCGTACCACAATGTTACAGTTTCATGTCAACAGGGCCGCTCAAAGAAGTTGGGTCGGTGAAATCCTCCGAATGTCGTACAGGCCACGCATTGCGGCCTTGACGTTGTTGGTGAATGTGTCTTTGACTTGGAAGACGTACTTGTACAGGGGGCGCATCTCCACGATGGGCAGGTCCGTGAGGTCCAGATCGTCCCAGTCTTTGGCCTCTGCGTCTCCGATGTTCAGGTACTGGTCTTGACCCATTATAGCAAGAACAGGTGAGTTCAAATTATTAGTAGCGACTATCCAAGCAATACCAAACTTATTGGTATCGATCTCTGTCAGGTAACTGAAGCCCCCAATGGAGTTGTAGTAAGCACGGTTAGGGCCTAACTTAAACGGATAGTTCGTAGCCGTATCTTTGATCCAGCCGAAACTCTCTTTATAGAAGACTGGTATCTCAGCGGGGGCCTCTAGGACCTGTTCCCACGTATTAGCGGCGGGCGATGCAGCGTGAACAATGTCAACTTGAAGATCCTCGTCAAAGAACGTACCAACCGTACTGCCAGTGCCGTACATGCCCCAAACACAATGCTCATCTAACGACCCGTCACCAACAAGGGTGTACTTGGTGGGGTCGGCGTAGAAGCCGTTAGCAATAGCCGCCCCTCTAGTTCTGTGTAAGTACTCATGCGTCTGCCAGTCCAGCACGATGCCGTGGCGCTCGTCGGCAAAGAACTCAGCCTTCTGGGTGACTGAATTCCAGTACACGTAGGAGGTGGGGCAGTCCTGATCCCAGACGAAGTAGGAAGTCCGGTACTGAAGCGCCCCCTCCGTGTCGAAGTAGATGTAGTACAGGTCCGTGGCGTCTGGAATGGTCACTGACTCAGCGGTGGTCTTGGTGTGCTCCTTACCCACACACCAGACTTCGTACGAATCTCCAACTGGTTGGATTGTAAAGGTGCGCGTGGAGTCATTGAACGACATCGAACTCTCAGTGCGGTCAGCGTGCCCCATAGGCTCACCGGTAGCATTAGAAATAGTTACCGCTGGGGGTTCCACCACAACTGCGTCTACTGCGGTGAGCCACAAGAACTGGGTACGGTCAACAGATACGGCAATGAACAACGCCGTGTTGGCAGGGGGCACATTCCACACCCCGTCAGTCTGTGTCAGACCGGTCGGCGGTATGTACGCAACAGCGTCAGCGCCGAGGAGAGCAGGAACCCTAACCTGAGCGAACCCTGTGTCGGGATCTGAGTAGTGGACTATTGCTCTATGGATCTCAAAACTATGAGTATTCATGGTACCTAGCCCTGCTGGACACCCACCTGTCGATCTCGTAGAAGGGAGTGGGGGGAGACTGGAACGGCTCTGTATTGTCCAGTCTCAACTCTGAGTTGAAGTTCTTAGCCAACTTTAACTCAGAGGAGAAGTTGTCGGAGTGGACGACGTGCTTCACGGACTGTACGTACCAGAACCCGTCAAAGTCCCCGTTGTACTGGTCGATGCTGACCACGCCACCCGGAACGCAACCGGCAACGCCAAGCACCGTAACGTCCGCATAGTAGTCATAGTCCTCTTTAGCCACAGAACTAATTCGCCTTCTGGCTTCAGAGTAGTTGTCCACGTACTCAGGTATGCGGTCAGGGAACCTAGCAACACCGTTATTGGCTACAGATGTTGAGGTAGAACTCACATCGTAAGTGGTTAAGTCATTGTTAATGACAGGTATGGTGCTCTCTTTGTACTCACCATCTACGTGGCGCTTAGAAAAAGTGCCCTCAAACTCAATGATCTGTCCCGGGCTTGGGTTGATGTTCCGCTTATCAGATATGAGTGTCGTAAGTTTGTGGTAAGAAGCCTGACGACTCAGTGAAGAATAGGGATCATAAATATGAATATGGGTGCCGTGTACGGACATGGCGTAACCAAGAAACTTGGTGTACCTAGACAAGAACTGCCAATCAGATTCATTGGTCTGAAGAAGCGACTCATGAACGAACTCGTCGTTAGGAACATCTACGCTAAATCGGTACTTTGCCGCAATCTCTCTAGCAACATCGCTAAGACGATATCCATCCCATACCTTGCTAGTAGACCCGCGCATGTCATATGAGACTCCCATACACACGATCTTGGCCTCTTGAAACGGGCTGTCGTTCATAAGACCAAAACCAGTGAAGGAACTGGGGCGCACATCCTCTACATAACCGTAGAATGACTGGTAGAAGTTACCTCCAGTAGAAATCTTTACCTGAACTGGCTTGCCGTAGTAAGCAGTAATGGCTCTTGGAGGTATACCTGCTATCTCCATAACCAACATGTCATGCTGGTTATCCTCCATAAACAGTTCAACCCTGTTTATGGTGTTGTAATCTACCGAGGAATTGCCTATAGCAAGTTCAAGCGTAGGAGAAAGCCCGTAAGGGAGTTTAGTGATCATACTGGCACACGGATAACGTCGCCAGACCGTAGGTCAATGGGGAACTTGATCTGAGGATTCAGATCAGCAATCTCCCAATAACGCTCTGTAGTGCCGAATAAACGAGCAGAGATGCGCTCAAGAGTGTCTCCCTGTCTAACCGTATACAGAGTGTACCGAGCAACGCCGGTAGGAGTCCTCGTGGCCGACTGTCCCGAGGCGTCTAACTTGTAACGAGAGATAGCGCTGTAGATTGCCACGATTACACCGCTCCTTCCGGCACGTAGGTATCGTCCTCATCTGCCGGTGCGGGAGCGGGTGCTGCGGCGGCGTCCCCGTCAATCACTTCCCTGTTAACGCTCCGCACCTCGGACCAGTCTGGTCGCATAGTCTTGTACAAGTTAGGTCCAAAAGAAGTACTAACAGACGATGATATTCCTAGGTTTCTAGAAGTTACGATGTAGGCACTGGTAGTACGGGGGTTTGCATAAAACGTGTTGTCATCAATAGTAACTTTAAGTGTGCATAGAAACTCGATTACATACTTATAGTTGTACGTATCACTGGCGAGTACGTTTTCGTTCTTTGCCCAGACATCAATCCTCTGTGTACGCTCTGGGTATTCCTCTGACACCGTGTTCTGGTCATCAATAGCGGCAAGACCCTTAGCGCTAACGCAAGCCCAGTCCTTCATATCTAACCACTGTTCAGTAGTAGATGCAGTAGCAACGCCCTGACGGTCATCATCCTCAGTGATGACGTTTCCATCACTGAGGTTTAACTCCCACAACTTGACGGCGTTTTCCCAATACGGACCACGCTTACCAGTATCTGGGTTTACGTAACCAAAGTTGGTGGTAAAGGGGAGGCCAGAAGAACCCGTGCGTACTGAATCTATATAGTCGTCAAGAGCCTCAACTAAGGTAGCGCCTGCATTGCCCCGTGTCCTGCCACTCAAAGCACCTGATGCCTTCGATGAGTTATCGACAAACTCCTGCGTGAAGCGGTAGCAAGATGCCTTTGCCTCTACAGATATGCTTATGTTTCTTTGCTGTTGAAATAGACTAGATATGGCGTTACCGGCGCTGGGGAATAGTACTTTAAGATACTTGTCGTTTGGATTACCATCGTCTTTCAACGTGGGTTCAATGAACTTTGTTAAGTACGTGTCGTCAGATTGTTCCTCTGGAAAGCCGTCTTTTATACCCTTGTACTTAGAGCCGCCATCGGCAACAGCAACGATGACTTGCCCCAGTTCATTGATGATTTCATTTGCGTTTTCAGCGACCACATCAGTCACGTTATCGTAAGAGTAAGTACCTCTATTTGGATTGTTTTCTAGGTCCTCAAGAACGTCAGTGAAGAAGGTATCCTTCTTAGCAAATCCAATGTACTTGGCCTCAAACGTCACGGTTACAGAGCACTGCATGGGCACCATGTTGGTGGAGAACTTCGTAAACAATACGTTGAAGTCTTGAACAAGACCCTCAACTATGTACAAAGAAGAAAACACAATGCGAACTGGTAGCGGCAAGAGGAACGCAGAGTTACCCTTGTTAATACCAATCAACTCGTTAACCGAGTCTCTGTACTTTTCTCTCTCTGACTCTGCGTCGGAAGTGACATCTTCAGAAGTCAACTCTGTGGTGTTTCGGTCAACGGCGGCGTCAATAGAGAAGTTGTAGTACTCCTGAGCGCTCTCACGAACACGAGTTTCCATGTACTCACTGACGCCTACTCCGATAATGGAGTACAGAGCGGAAAGGTCGTGGAGAACTCCTACCTTTTCTGGGCCTAAATTACGCCAAGGATCTTCGGTAGTCGCCTCAGCAACAAGGTCATAGGCACCCTTACTGTTTACTTCCATTGATCTATCGAAGAACAGATCGAACTGGAATGTCACGTTTCCCGGGATTGGCTGAGAATACTGATACTTATCCATCTGCAAGAAGTTCAAGATGGATGTGTTTTGGCTAACAGACTGGTTAATCGCAGAGGGGTTGAACTGGAACTGGCACCGCCTGACAGGTAACCCGTCACCTGTCAGTAGGGATCGAATGTAGCCACGCTTAAGAGAGACGCTGGTGGGAATACCGTTAGCGTCGGGTGCTCCCGTACGTACCGCGCGACGAGGGTAGATGAACTCCTGATTGAGAGCGTCTGGGATGTAATAACCGGCGTCGTTCTTGAAGTTGGTGGGGAACGCCTCACCTGATTCGCCCCAGTTAGCAAACCTAAACCACTGGTCATTACGGTATCCCATTAGGCGTTCCTCAGATCAAGCATGTCGACTTCTTCCTTAATCAGTTTACTCACCGTCTGTGCTATGCGCTTGAGATCGGGGGTGCCGGGGGCACCGTTGAAGTTGATTATTGGAGACACTGTGATAGTAGGCGACGAAGTGAAATGGTTGGTCGTAGAACTTCCCCGAGAGGAGGATGCTGTGCTGCTAGAGCGAGATATGCCCATGTCGATTATCGGGTCACCAGATAGCCCTGCCGATTCCACGACAGCGCGAGCGCCTGCGATGTCAGTGTTGTAGGTGTTCTCCTCTCCCTTGTACTCTCCCCAGTCGTACAGTGACCGGCCACGATCCACATACATAGAGAAAGCCGCCTTCATGTTCATCTCAGGATCGTACAAGTCTTCTTTTCTACTAACACCAAACGAACTGAACTTATGAAGTCGTTCTGCCTCCAACGCTCCCAACATGTTAATTTGCATGAGACCGTAGGAGTCATCACCAGTTGATCGGTCAGGGTTATAAGCCCCGGTTCGCCAACTGCTCTCTCGTTTAGCAATAGCAACGACCCGTACTAAGTCTTCACCACGAAAACCAGCGTTATAGGCAAAGCGTGCTACCTCTTCACCCGTTAACTGTCGGCTCTTCACACCTCTAAGGGAGCGGCCCCGTGGCCTCATCCGACCAGTAGAAGCCGCACCGGGATTACCTGCGCCCGATGCGCCTAAGAAAGCGGCCCTACCGGCCATCTGGTGTCCTGCGATACGGGCAGAGATGGTCGCCTGACCCATACCTAGGGCGGTCCCAGCATCAGCAGTGTGCCCGCTGTCACCCATAGGTACTGCCATCTCTGATGGGTAGCGGGCGTTAGGATCTGACCCGCTGCTGGACTTACCATCAGTTCCCCATGGAGCACCCTCCTTCTCGTACTTACGGCGAGAGTTCGGAAGATCAGAGGGTTGGACGTGCCACGGCTCGTTGTTTACATTGGCAAAGTGCTTAAGTCCAAACTTACTAGCGTTAGCGTTCATCCACCCAATATCGCCAACCATATCGACGGCTAGACCGATTTCGTGCATGGACATGCCGGGAGGGGCGGCTGCGGCACCGCTTACATGCTTCCAGTATTTTCCATCCCAGAAGATGTCAGTCTCTTCTTCAGTAGGCTGATATCTGCTTAAGAACATCTTTTCCTGCTCAGCGGGGTCGCGGTAGCCTCCACCGATACCCACCTCAGGATTAGCACGCATCATGCGTAGAAGTCGATCTTGAAACTTAGAATTAATACGCTTGAAGTTACTGCTGTTTTTTAACTGAGTTAGGGATACTCGGTTACCGTTGTAGCCGTAAGGAACAGTAATATTAGAGTCGTTAGCGCTGCTTGAATAGTTAGCAGTGGCATTAGAGGCCGAAGGAGAAGTACCGGTTTCAGCCTCAGGATCAGCAGGGTCTCCGAGGAAGGCCCCTAAAGCACCTAGTCCCGCGCCAATGGCCATACCGATGGGTCCACCCATAGCACCAGTCGCCGTACCTGCGGCAATACGAGCAAAGATGCTCATTGCTCCGACGGTGGCTGCTCCACCAAATGCCTTACCTGCACCGCCGAAACTGGTCTTAGCGCCGACCAGACCGCTCAGAGTATCTTCAAGGCTACCTAATGCTTCTATAAGTTTCTGGTTAACCCTCTCGTACTGCGCCATGTTGTCGATCTGGCGCTGCATGAACTTCTCTTCGCGGTTGGCCGAAACTCGGGCGGTCTCTTCCTGCTGAGTAGCGAGGTTTTCCTCAATACCCATGAGCCTACGATCTGCGGCATCGGTGGGATCGTACATGCCCTGCCCGCCGCGCTCCCTAAACGAGATCTGAGACTGGGCATACTGGAGAATTTCGGTCTGCATCTCTTCGCCAAGTCCCATGTCGGCAAGGCGGGCACGGGTAACAGACCCCGGCATCAGAGCGCTACGTGCTGTAGCGGGGTTATCTAGACCCATCTTCTTGATGATCTCTTGGCGCATCTGAAGGGGGTCCTTGAGACCACCACCGATGTTGAAGGCGTTCGTGCCTCCCATGAAGAACATTCGGTTAGCGACTTCTGGGGACATCAACTGCTGTTGCTCGGCAAGGATGTCCGAGGTCGACTTGCTGTACCCAGTAAGCGTGCGAATACCGGCAACGGACTGCGCGTAAGAAGCGGGTAACTGCGTACCTATTTCCGCTTGGAACTTCTGGATGGCGTTGATCCCTCCAGAGCCAAGACGATACTGCGCCAAGGGGTCACGCACCTGAGTCATGACCTGCATCTGAGACATGCCGGTCATCTGCTGAGTTAAGACGTTCAGCCTGTCAGCAGAGGTTGCGTAACTCCTACCTCGCTCAATGCGGGAGTTAATTGAATCCATAAGGGGCTTGAGGGCCTGAAGGAAGGCTGCTGCGCCCCCAGCGGCTCTCGCCATTCCGCCCCCGCCAGCATTGGCCGCTAAGTACTTTCTAGCGGCCCCAGCACCATCACCGCTGGCGTCGGCCTGAGTAGGTGCCTCAGCCCGCGATATCTTGGCGAAACCTCTCTCTACCTCATTACCACCAGCGCCACCACTGGTGGCGCTCTGTACGCTGCTGGCAGCGTCAGCGGCGGCCTTGGAGAGCCTCTCCATCTCCTTGCGCCACTGCTCGGTGATGTTCTTGGCCTCAGTAAGAGCGCCTTTAAGTTTGTTTAACTCAGAGGTGTCAATACGAAGACCAGCACGCACATCAGAACGGGTACGACCATGACGACCGGCTATAAAGCCTTCTCCGACTTCTGCGTCGGGACCGTTTTCAGCCATACTAGCCTCCGCTACTGATTACGCCATCTCGCCATACGATACCAGAAATCGCGTTGACGAACTGACATAGATTTGATGTCGTCTAGACCAAACCCTTTGTATACGGTGGCTATCAGTTCGTATTCCCAGTATAAGATCTTTAAGTTAACTGAGTAGAAGTGAGACCCAATCGAGCAGAATTGGCATCTCTTCGCCGCAACTTGCACATTGAGTATTCACCTCCTCTAGTTTCGGCCCAATCTCAACAGCGAGAAGAGCGTCAACAAGAGCACGTCGATCCCTAATACTCAGGGACCTTGCCCAGCGCATAGGGTTGTCGGGGGCTTCCCCGTCGGCCCACTTAGCGCAACGCGCCAGCAGAACAGTATTGAGTTCTGCGTCATTCTTGGCCAACTTGTTCCCCTCAATGGTGTCTTGTCCGTTAGGTAGCCGCAAGGTGATGACTCCCTTAGAAGTCTCCACCTTAAGACCTTCCCTGATATCAAAGTCAGGACGACTAACTGGGAAGTCTTTATTGAGTTCCAAAACCACATCGTTAAGTTTGCCGCACTTAGTACAAGCCACGTTGATCGTACGCTCATCTCCGTACGTAGCCTTGACTATCGCCAAGTACAACAAGTCCCTGTCACCAAGTACCAACTTGTTTATATACTGCTCCGGGTTCTCTGACCCCGCCACATCGACTGACCCTATACGAATAACGGCCCTAGAAAGAATAGCGTTCATGTACTCCGCATAAAGGAGGCCCTTCTTCTTCTCAATGGAAGCAAGGTACTCCTCATCCTCTCCCGTCAATTCACGAACCTCAGCCAGATCGTGCCATTGCTCGGTAGCCGGTGTGTACAGCCCTCGCAATAACTTAACGTGAGTGTCGGGGGCGGACGCCACATGAGGAACGGGGTCCTCTACAGCGTCGTTAATCTTGTCAACATCTGACTGGTCAGACATGTAGTACTCCTAGTGGTGTATTAAGTTGTAAGGCTATTACTCGACGGCGGCGAGGTCCGCTCCAGTGAAACTGATCTCAAAACCCTCGTGATTCAGCACCATCTGCTGGATCATGATAGACGAGTCACCAGCGTTGAGGTCACCCAGCGAGAACGACGCAGGCCAGCAGTTAAACAACTTATACGACAACTTAACTGAGTTGTCTAGAATCGGAGGAGAAGCGTCTTTTCCATGCTGGTAAGGACCAACAGAAACTGGGTGGTCGAAAACCTTGACGAGAACATTACAGCGGTAATCGTTCTCTCCACCAAGCGGCGGAGTGCTAGGATTGGAGCCGGTTGAATCGGCAGCCCCCTGAGTCCATGTGTGGAGGAATCGCTGCCAGTTGTACAACTGCTGTTGATCGTAGAAGACTCCCTTAGTGAAGGTGACCGGGCCGTAATCGGACTGACCAACCATCTTATGCGGATGGGTGTTCATGCCGCCTTCACGGTAGGCTATCATCTCATTCTGAACCGTCAGGCCAGACACCACGGAGAATCCAAAGTTCCCGATTCCCTGCATTTGCTGCTCAAGGCTGTCGGGAGGAGTGATCTGAACTTGGAACTTAAAGTTCCTGATCGGGTCGGTAATTGCTGAACGTGCCATTGGATCTTACTCCTTGGTATTAGAGGGACTCAACGGCGTTGCTGCCACCGGTCCACTGGCTGAGGTTAATAACGATGAACTCGGCGGGGTACTGAAGCGCCACACCAACTTCGACGTTCACGATGCCCTGATCGATGCTGGTCGTGGTGTTGATCGTGCTATCGCAGACAACGAAGAACGCCTCAGAAGCGCTAGAGCCACGCAGGCCACCGGAGCGGTAGAACTCACCCAAGAAACTAGAAGTGATGACCTTGATGCGATCCCAGAGGTTCGCGTCGTTCGGCTCAAAGATAGCGAACTGGGTCAGTTCCTTGAGGGAGTACTTAAGGTAGTTCAGGGTGCGACGCACCGGGATGAACTTGTCAGCCGACGTACGAGCCAGCGTGCGCGAACCGTACACGACGATACCAGCGCCGGGAATGGCCTTGAACGAGTTAACGTACGGAGACCCGTCGTACAGAACCCCGATGTCATCGTCCGAGACGAGGAACGAGGTACCCAGTGCGCCTCGGATGTCGGCGTTGAACCCAGCCGGGGCCTTGGCGACCGAGCGCTGAACCTCAGTGCGGGCAATCAGACCAGCGACGGCACCACCGGGGTAGGTGGTACGGATAGCGCCGGGGCCGGTCTTGGCGGGGTCAACCATCTTCAGAGCCGGGGCGTAGTGAGCGGCGTAACCACCGTTCGACAGGCCAGCGAAGTTCGACGCAACCGTCTGAACATCGCTCAGCGTCTCCGAGGTCTTGTCCGGGTCAATGACCACGAACGAGTCGCCACGAGCAACCGCCTTGTTGATGATCGGAGTCAGAGCAGTCGTGGACGTCTGACCCACAGCGTTGATGATCAAGTTGCCCGAAATCGGGTCAACCTTATCAATCGCGCCTGCGAAGTTCAGATCACCAACGACACCCTCGGTGCCACCGGAGAGGGTGGCGAAGCCGTCATTCTCATCCCACCAGTCAAGGTCGGCGTCGGGGGCGGTGGTGGACACACCGCTAAGGCGGACGTACTTGCTGTACGTGTTGATGACCGTCTCAACGTAACGGTTACCGTCGGGATCAAGGGTCACCTCGGGCCAGCGCTCAACCTCAGTATCGTTGAGGTATACAACGACGGTGAAGGTACCGTGAGCCGAATCAGTGGTGCTGAGAAGACCCGCGGTAATGCCGATCTTGAGGTTGTTACCCCAAGTACCGTTGCTGATGGCCTCAGCATCAAAAAGAGCGGCAGAGGCGGAGGAGATACCGTTCGGGTAGTAAGGGACATCCAGCGACGACGCGGCGTCGGGAGTCACGGAATCAGCGGTGCCACCAACGGTGTCGTAGGTGCCAACGACGCGGATGACGTACGCCGTGCGACCACCGTTAGCGAAGAAGTGATAAACGGCGTAGCCGAGGTCGTAGGAGTTCTTCAGATCACCGTAGGTGCGCTTATAGGTGGTCCAGTCAGTAATGAGAGTGGCGGTCTCGGGTCCGCGCTCGGCAGCACCCAGAAACACAGCAGCAGTACCCCCACCGACGGACGGGGTCAGGCTGGCGAGGGTGCCCTCGTTAACGTAGACACCGGGAGTTGAGTAGGTAGGCATTTAGAATTCCTCCGAAAAAGAAGTAGATGAAACGTCGGACTCCGAGTTATTGTCCCCAATTGTACCGATCACTGTAGACACCGACTTGACAGTGTAGATGTCGCGTTGCGGTATCTCTGCGTTGATTCTAACCGTATAGACTTTGCGGAATATCCTTTTGTTGAACCCTGCTTCTTGGTCAAGGATATCTGCTTGCCGCCAGTCTAGCATGTCACAGCGCCTAATGGTGCCGTCTTCGGGGATTTCAATGAAACCCCGTCGAAAGGGAAATACGCGACGAAGCATCTCTGCGGTCAGGTGCCTATCATGTCGCTGACTTCTACAATAAGTAGAAACTTGATACATAAGATTAACCGGTACATATTGATCCGTGTAAAGAAACTCAGTGGGGCCGGTGAGCAGTCCCTGAAGTTCTTCGGTGTTGTACTCTGACGGGAAATAGTCAAGAGCAGCCGGTGAATCCTTATAAATAGAGCCTGCTGAAGCGGAGGTCGTATAGTAGTAAGTGACTTCAGAGTGCTGCCTTTGAACATCAAACTCTATATCTATTAATTCAATGGTGATAAATGGGTAAGTCTTTTCAGTTTCAGCATCCGGGTACCTAAAGAACGTCTTAATAGGGCGCTGTAAATTACGGTCATCTGAGACCGTAATAGCAGACAGCCGCGTCTTCAGGGCAGCGTCTTCTGCGAGAGTAAATCCGGGGTTAGGCAATGGGGATATCCTCCCCAATGCTCTGGTGTATAGAAGCCGGGATGCTCTTGGTCACCTTGGCCAGCGTCTTACGCAGAAGGGGGGACGGTGACTGTTCTCCAACCCCGTACTCAAGATCAGAGATGTAATCGCTGAGAGCGCTAGATGAAGCCTTCTGCCCCACTATAATCTCTCCGTTCATAATCTGAACACTAAGATAATCAGAAATGTCGCTCCACCCACGTATGGACTCAGCGCGATCTTGCAGATACTCGGTGGCTTCCTGCTCGGCTACAGAGGCGGCGGCACCGATAATGTCAATAATGTTTTCCTCAAACCACTCAGTGGCAGGAATGACAACCGGAACTCCGGTGATGAACGGCTTACTAGAACCAAAGGATGCAGCAGGTTGAGAAGCCTTCATGGCTTTCCTCCGTGGTTCTAGGCGTTGTAGAGCGGTTCAAGGCACCCGACGCGCATCGGGCACTGAAACATCATACCTCTAACTTGGGAACGATGTAGGCCAAGGAAGGGTCGAAATCTTAGGATTTTGAGGCCCACGGTCAAAGGGGAACTCTTGATCGACAAAGATCTCAAAGCCCTCAACACGCAACACAACTTCGTCAGGTAAGCGACCACGGGCACGATAATTACGT